CTGGATAAGTGGGTCCATCTCGTCGTGACCCACGATACCCGCAACAACAGCAATAAGCCCACGATCTACCAGAACGGGGTCGCGATCACGGTTACGACGAATGTGGCGCCGTCCGGCACGCCCGAGCTGGCGGGAACGGGCTGGATCGGGAGCGACGGAGGCACGACCCGCACCTGGAACGGCTGGATGGACGACTTCGCCATCTGGGGCGGGCGGATCCTCGCGCCCGACGAGGTCAAGTCCGTCTACCTGCGCGGCGCACGCTCCGTGGTTCGCAACCAGCTCCTATACTTCCCGATGCGGATGGTCACTGACGGTCAGGCTAAGGATCTCAGCGGGCACGACCGGCACGGCACGGCGGTTGGACTCGCGGCGGATCCTGATAACGGATTTCGCGGGCTGAACGTCGGCTCGCAGCTCATTGCGTGAGCGAAGGAGATACGATGTTCCGCCCTAAGCTGAATTTGGTGGTCATCGACCCCGCGTCGGGCCGATCCCGGCCCGGGGCCTTCGTGACGATCTATTGGGCGAATACGCTGACGCCCGCCCCGCTCTTTGCGGACGACGACGCGACCCCGCTGACCAATCCCCTCCAGGCGGACGGGCTCGGGATGGTGGTCTGCCGCGTCAACCCCGGGATCTACGACGTCCAGATGGTTTGGGAGGGGGCGCTCCCCACCGTCGTCGAGGACATTTTGGCGTGGACTCCGGAAGCGGCTGTGATCGTGAACCCGGGGGACCTGATCCGGGGCGCGGCCAGCGGCGGGGCCGAGCGGCTTCCGGCGGGTGTCGAGGGTTCGGTCCTCCACGTCAACGGCGGGATGCCCATTTGGGGACCGCTGGGCCCCGGATCGGGCTTCCCTTCGGGTGGCCTGGGCACGATGATCGTGTACAACCCCGCCGACACCGTGGCGGCTCTTCCGCCCGGGACCGAGGGCCAGCTGCTCTCGATGCTTTCTGGTGCGCCGACCTGGGCGTCAGTGCTGCCCGACCCGCCCCTCTTCCTCCTGCCGATCTCGGCGCGGGGCGACCTCGTGGTGGGCTCCTCCACGGGGACCCCGGGGCGATTGGTAGCCGGATCGGTTGGCCAGCTCCTGTCGGTGGAGGCTGACGGGGACCTCGCCTGGATTAATCCGCCCACGCCGCCGGGGCCGGTGGGCGATATGAACAACCCCATGCTCGCGCTGGGCGACCTGATCGTGGCCGTCGACCCGGCTGGACTTCCTGGTCGCTTGCCAGTGGGGGCGACGGGCCAAGTTCTCACGGTGGTCGCGGGCGTGCCGGTGTGGGCCGACGCCGCGAAGCGCCGGGTCATCGAGACGACGCTGCCACTGGAAGGGGCCCGCTTCCCGGACGGCTCCGCCGCGAACGCCTTCCCAACTCCCATCGAGTGGGTCTCGACTGGAACGCCGCCCGCCACGATGCCCAAGGTCACGAGCTTCGCGTACCAATTCATGCCGCTTCTCCAGCAGTCGATCATGTGGAAGGCTTTTGCGCCGCAGGGCTACAGCGGCGGGGCGATCACCGCCGTTCTGAAATGGCGGGCCCCGGGCGTCACCGGCCAGATCCGCTTCCGCGTTGCGCTCGGCCCCGTGATCGACATGGGGACGGACATCACGACGACGGCGGTGTTCAATGCGCCGACGATGTCCGCGCCGCAGAACCTCCCGGGCACCGCGAACCTTCAGGCGACGGTGCGGCTGCCGCTGGATCAGCTGGCCAACGTCGCGGCGGGCCGGACGGTCCACATCAACGTCGCCATCATCGAATCCGGGGCGGATCCCGGCCCGGTCGTCCTGGAACAGTGCTGGCTCGAATGGACGATCGACTAATAAAGGAGAATCCCATGTACAGCGTGCTTGGAAAGATCGACAGCATCGACGTCCCGGAGCCCCAGCCGGGTGTGCCGCCCCGGCCCGACGAGGCGACCATCGTCTGTACGCTGGAGCATCCCAGCAGCGGGAGCATGACGCTGAAGCTATACCCGCTGGCGACCAAAGAATTTCTGGTCGGTCCGTGCCGCGTGGCGATCGACCAGGGATAGGAGGGGAAAATGATCACCGTTTATGGCCGCGTGACCGAGATGTCGCCGTCCGCCCCGCCGGGGCCGTACGAGCCCCCCGTGGTGCCCCCGGAGGAAATCGGCACGGAAGCGTGGGCGCTATCCCAGGAGCTGAGGACGAGAGGGACGGGAGTGGCGCGGGGGGTGGGGCGGCCGATTGCCGTGCGGAGCGGCACGACGCTGCAGAAGGACATCGTCCACCCCATGCGGGAAGTGGTGCGGCGGGGGGAGACGGTCCAGGACGGCGAGGCCACCCTGGAGTCCCGGGAAGTGGAAACGGAGGCTGTGGAGGGGCGCGAAGGTGAGGCCCCGGTGGAGAGCTGGATGCACGTTCACATCATGCTCGACCCTCCGCATTCTGGAGAGATCGAGATCAACGCTCCTGGGTTCGCCGTCTCGGCCATGCTGGCCGTGGACGGACGCGCCCGCGTGATGCTGTCCGCGAGCTGATATGCGCTTTTCGCTCAAGCTTCCGTATCCGGTGCTGCCGGGGGACGCGGACGAGGTCCGCACCACGGTGGCGCTGATCCGCCATGCCGTGACCCAGAAGTACCCGCAAGGGCTTCCGCGCGTGGAGCTACGCGCGTGGGCCAAGATCGAGGACCTGCTGGACCAGGGCGGGCCCGAGGTTGAGCTGTCGCCGCCCCAGTGGTCGTTCCTCCACGATGCGGTGATGGCCGCCTCCTGGCCCGTCCAGTGGGCGAAGCCCGTCATCGTCTTTCTGGACGCCATCGCCGACGCGGAGCGTCAAGGGTAGTCCGTGGCCATTAACTTCCCGGTCCTGGTCATCCCGCCCCGGCCTCCGGAGCTGCCAGCGGTGCCTCCGCCGCCGACGACGGAGCCAGTGGTAAAGACCGGGCCCCATCTCCGCAACGACGCGTTCCTATCGCGCTGGCTGGAGGACTTTGAGCGCGTCATCAAGGACGCGTGGCTGTTGCTTGGCACTCTCCTGGCGCAGATCGATGCGCGGCTGGTCTACCTTGAAACTCGTGTGGCCGACACGTATACTTGGGGTCAGCGCGGCACCCTCACCGACGAGGAGCGGATCGCGCTCCCGCTCCGCGTGGTCCGCAAAGAAAAGGTGGTGGAGCTGACGGTGGCGGCGGAAGTACCATCCACCTCGGGTTTAGTGTCGATAGAATTCCGTGTGAACGGGGCTGCGGCGGTGACGCTCCAACTACCCTCCGGGGCGCCGTTCGTGGCGGTCCCGTTCATACGGGAGCTGGCGGTTAATGACAAGATCGAGGCCTTTACCAAGAACCCTGGTAACGCCGAGGACGTCGTCGTCCAGGCACGGTGCGTCTGATGCCGCAGATACGGCTCCGCGAGGTCGCGCAGCTCACGTCCGACGACGGGAATCCGCTCGACCTGTGGGGCGGCCCGACCGGCGAGGAGCTGGGCGCGTGCTACCTGTCCACCGGGTCGCGCAAGGGTGGCTCCTCCAAGATCTTCCGCCTTCGCCAGGGCGACTCCGACAACGCCTGGAAGGACGAGGAGATCCCGTCTGGCGCGGAGACAATGTCGAAGATCCGCAACGACGACAGCCATATCTATGCGTTCTTCGAGACCGGCGGGCCCTTCATCATTTCCCGGGAGATTGAGAATCCGGGCTGGGGCTTCGAGCCCGTGGAGGGGCCGGACTTTGTGGGCGGGCGGGGCCTGACGGTGTGGGAGGGCAACGTCGTCATCGGCGGCGCTGCTGACTGGAACCTGACGCTGGGCGCCGGTCACGGCCGGATGTTTAGCGGGAGCCACGGCGGCTTCGGGCTGCAGAAAGAGATCGACCCCGGCATCCTCTGGGAGGCCGAGTACGACGAAGAGGGCATCCTGTGGGAGTTTTGGCACCGGCTCACGGACTCCGACCCGGAGACCGCGATCACGTACCGGGGTGGAGAGGCGATTGCTGACCCTTCCGAGGACGTGGCGTGCGCACAGGCGTTCCAGGGCATGATGTACTGCTGCGGCGACCTGGACGTTCGCGGGAACTGGGTCCGCCGGTTCAACGGATCCGGCTGGGAGGACGTCCACACCTTCAACCGCTCTACGATGGTCGACCACGTGCAGCGGATTCCACGGCTCGACGGTCCGCCCGAGATCTGGGCGACCGGGCAGGAGCCGTTCGAGGTCTGGCGCTCCTTCGATGGCCTCAACTGGGAGGAAGTCCTGCTCCCGGGGGACGAGATCATCGATACGAACAATGACACCAACCAGCTCACGGCGGTCTGCTATTTCGACAAGCGGGTGTGGGTGGCCACCTTTGACCAGAACCAAAACTGCACCCGCATCTTCGTGGACCGGGCCTCCGACCTCATGATCCAAATCATCTGATGCCGACCGCACTGGATCCCCACTTCATCGAGGCCCCCGGCGGCGGGATCATCCGCAACGCGGACCCGCGCCACGTGCCGGACCGCTCCTGGGCGAACGGACGGAACGTCCGCTTTCCGACCGGCGGCACGCGGGTGCGAAAGACGGACGGGTACTCGCGCATCGAGGACCCGGGCGGCCCGACCGAGCCCCTCCGTGCTATTTGGTGGTACGTGCCGCCTTCTGGCGAGAACCCGCAGCTCGTCCGCATCGGGCTCACCGGGGCGTGGGTGGGTAGCGGGGACACCCTCGTGCGGATCGCTACGTTCCCCACGCGGACGCTGAACGACGTGGTCACGCTCGACCAGCACAAGGAGATGCTGATCTGGTCGGACGGCATCGAGGTCTACGGCTGGAACGGGGCCGACGACGCGTTCGTGATCACCATCGATACCGCGCAGGGCCCCGGAGCGCTGGTGGAGATCCACAAGTCGCGGGTCCTGGTCGGGCGGTTCCCGAACCAGCCCTGGCGGCTGTCGTACTCCATGCCGGACGACCCGCTGGACTGGACCGGGGACATCGCGGGGGACCAGTTTTTCTTGGAGGACTCGACCGGGCTGACGGCGGTCAAGGTGCTGGGCGATCATGCGATCATCCACAAGCCCAACCGCCTCTACCGGTTCATCTCGGTGGGGCCGCCAGAAATCTATATCGTGGAGGGCATCCCGGCGGACGACGGCTCGGTGTCAGCCCGGTCGCCGATCTCGATCGGCTCGTACCAGTATTACTGCGGGCGGACCAACTTCTACCGGCTGGGGTCCTTCTCGGAGCCCATCGGGGACGCGATCTGGCCCGAGATCTCCGACGCCATCGACTGGCCGCGAGCCCACCTGATCTACGCGTACCGCCGCCTGGAGCACGACGAGGTCTGCTGGAAGATCCCGGCGCGGGGCTCGACCCAGCCCAACCTCACCGCGGTTTACAACTATCGGGACCAGACCTGGTCGCTCACCGACCATGACCCCGGCATGTGCTTCACGGAGCTGCCGCCCCCGGGCCCCGATGCCGGGCA